GACAATAAGATTACCCTGAGTCTTTGCTCTGATCTTTTCTAACCTACGTTGGAAGATGTCTTTGTCGATAACCTTTAACTCATCCATAGAAAGATTCATGAGGTTAGCATCAATACGTTCAGCAATTCTCTCCTCAGCCATCTCCATGGTGATATACAAAACGTTCTGCCCTTGTTTCAATGCACCACCAGCAACGTGACACATAAACAAAGACTTACCAACACCAGTACCAGCAAGAACAATGTTCAATGTTTTGCGTGATAAACCACCCTTTGTGATCTTATTGAATAGATCTAGATCGAATGGAATCTTTTCTTCAACACGATGATAAAACTCATAACGACTTTCAAAGTCATTGATGTAATCGTGACCAACATGATTGTCAAATGATACACCCAACGCTTCACTCAGAATAGTTGGGATGGCATCTTGTTGGTATGTTTTATTTCTACCATCAATAATAGAAATAGACTGAAGAATAGCATTGTAGACTGCTTTGTCTTTACAAAACTTCTCTGTGGAAGAAACCATCCACTCTTCACTGGTAGGTTTTACATAGTTTAGATTGTCAATAAACGTGCCAATCTCAGCTACTTCTTTATCATTCAGATCCTTACGGTTTCCGATTTCAATAGACAGTATCTCTTTGGTTAATGGTTTATTATATTTCTCAAAGAACTTAACGATTTCTTCTGATAATACTTGTTCCTTTCTATCAGTAAAGTATTCTGGTTTAATGAATGGTATTACTTTCCTGCAATACGTCTCATCCTCAATCAAATTACTTAAAATCGTTTGTTCTATTCTCATTCAGTCCCACCAGTATATGTCAAATTGTTTTGCATCAAGCCACCATTGAGTAGTTCGACTAGAATGTCACCAATGTAATTCCTGAAGTCCTGATTGTTGGTGTCTTCATTAGTTGGATTGTGGTGAACATCATAGTCAAACTTTACTCGGAGAACGTCTGCATCTTCAATGAGACGAACTCCACCGTAAGTATAGATTATACCACAATATGGTTCCAATGTCAACTCAACGACATCGAAACCATTTATCTGGTCATCACGAACTCGGTAAGTCATCTAACACATCCAGTGCTTCGATCTGTTCAGAAATATCTTCATCCTTGATAATCTGACTTGTAGCGATAGCATACTTGTCTTTGACAAAGGTGTAAAAACTCTTTTGTGCGATAATAGGCATCCAGAATTCTTTAGTGTCTGTATCTTTGATGCGATACTTTTTATCTTCCACTTCTCCAGTTTCTACATCCACCTTTGAGTACCAGCCATTAGATGGTTTAACTACATGACCTGACTCAATAGCCAGATCAAGGAGACCAGACCACTTAGATATACCCCCATCAAACCGAACACTAACAGGAATCTTCGACTTCTCACGTACATAGCGAGATTTTTCAACGTTGATGATAAAGTTATAACCGACAATGTCTGCTCCTTCTTTGTCTTGCTGACGACCAAGAATAAAAATGTTGTCAGCTGAATAATATGAACCAGTACCACCACCAACAATATCTTTCGGGAACAAACCGATTTCTTTGTATGTGTGGTTAACTACTACCATTGGAATGTCTTTCAGAGACAGATGTGGCGTGACCATACGGAACAGAGACTTCATCTGTTTCGCACGAGACATATCTGCAACTGCTTTAGCATTCATGGCATCTTCTACTTCTTTCTTTGAAGCCAAGTTACCAATAGAGTCAATAACAATAATGACATGTTCACCACGCTCAATCTGATCCATCTGTTGCATGATGTCGAACTTCAGTTGTTCTACATCGGTAATAGGAGTATGAAGAACACGAGAGGTATCAATACCGAATGAGTCAAAATAAGACTGTGGAGTACCAAACTCGCTATCGTAGAATAAAAGAACAGCATCTTCATATTTGTCCAGATAAGATTTTGCCATCAGTAGACTGAAGGCAGTTTTGAAGTGTTTGGATGGTCCAGCCCACATAGTAAGACCTGGAGTAAGACCACCATCAAAACGACCAGACAACGCAACGTTGATGATCGGAATTGAAGTAGGAATCATATCCTTCTTCGTGAAGAACTTACTGTCCTTCAGAATAGCAGTATCCTTAATGGTGCTATTCTTTTTAAGTTTCTCAAGAATACTCATTATCCAACCATCCATTTCTGTAGTTCGCCAGCAGGTAATGCGCCTGTCTGTCGTTTCATCTCTGTGCCATCTTCTGATACCATGATAAGAGTTGGAACACTACGCACACCATACTTGATGGCAGTTTCGTTGTTCGTATCAATATCAATATTTTCGATATCTGGAAGATCGCCCATTCCTTCTAGGGTCGCACTCAACGCTTTGCATGGACCACACCAATCAGCATAAAATTTTAATACACGCATTTACTTCTCCTTATTAATACATATTAGTATACAGCATAAAACACTACAAGACAAGTTAGACATTTGGTCCAACAAACCATCCTACTAATGCTTTTCGTGTACCCTTAGTGACTGGCTCAACTTCGTGCAATAAATCTGCGTCAAATAGAGCAATAGTCCCTTTAGTTTTTTTCACACTTCGTTTCTCAGGACAGAAGATAGAAAGATCTCCACCCTCATAATCCTCTTCGTCTGATAGTTGAATTGTGAAAGAAAGTTTCCTACGATATCCACCCATAAAATCTTTATCATCGTAATGTGCTTTGTAGTGCCCATTCTCTTCTGAATTGTAGATTGAATACTGTAGAGGTTCAATAAAGTATAATTGTTTACCAAACCCTGACATGTTAGCAGGAACGACAAAGTTAGCAAGTTTTTCATATAACCATCGTGTGTCTTCATTTGCATGTAGCCATTTGATGTCAGAAGAACGATATACTTCTTCATTATCACCCTGCACTGCTCCACCCTGCTCCAGTTCAAATGCCTCAGCATTCTTTTCTAGTCGTGCGATATCTTCATCATTTAGAAAATTATCAAGCACCTTCACCGACATATAATTTTGTAATAGCCAATACATTATCCGAAAAACTCCTCTAGGTTAGCTTCCTCTTGCGCTCTCCACCCAAGAGGTTCAATAACAATTTGAATAGCATCAATGAATGTTTTTTCAAACTGTTTGTCATAGTCTATGTATGAGGTAAGTTCAAACTCTTTGGGGAGTTCAGAAGGAAACGCAATAATATCCTCCTGAAAAGGGTTTGGCTTTTTAACATACACAAATTTAATTTTATCACCAGAACGAATTGGTTGATACTTATTTTCTAGACCAATTCTCTTAACGTGATGGTTGAACAATAACGCACCCCTAATATGGATAGGAGTACCCTTTGTGTAAATTGGAGAACCTGAATACTTCTTAATGTCTCCAACAGAACGAGGGAAAGCAATCGCATCTACTGGCAATTTCAAAAATTGCTGTCGGAAAGAATCCACAAAGTCATGTAACTTAGATTTATCTCCGCTCAAAATAACTGGGATAGCATCACGCAACTTATCACGAATAACTGCTGGAGTGGATGACTTAACCATCTCCAAACCCATAACCTTTACTTTTGGTTTTGCATACTGCACACCCTCAGAGTTATGGACGTTCATAACATAACGTTTCTTGGCAGTCCAGATAGCTGTGTCAGCCAAAACTTCTCGCTTCATAACCATCTTCTGCGAATACGCATTCATGTATTCAGCTAGTTCCTGATAGCCAGAATCAATAAATGGCTGGAAGATATCTTCGCAGATCTTGTCCATGTATTTGATCTTGTCCTCAGTACTTTTCTCAGGACAAACTTTTTCGATCAATGATTCGAGAGTAAGATAGATTGAGTCAGTGTCAATCGCAATCACAAAGTCTTGACCCTCAGTCTTAAGTGTCTTATTCATGAATGCGTTTAATTTGTTTGCCATCCAACGAATGGATAACTGACCAGAAGTCGTAATACCTTCAGCCATACGCAGATCAAAGTAGCGGAAGTATTGGTTACCCATCGCACCATAAGCAGAGTTCAACGCAATCTTCATAGCCATCTGCAGGTTATTCAAACGAGAGATTTCTTTGAGTAGTTGAACCTTACTTTTATCGTGCTGATATTCCTGTTCGACTTTCAACATCTGTTTCTTGAATTTCGAACGGTTCACATACATCTGGTTCATCAACTCAGGCATGAATCCTTGAAACTCTTTCGTGTAGCACCAACCATTGGCAGTCAACGATAAGTCTCTGCGATGGGCATATGATGTATCAACTTCACGGTTCAATAACTTATCCACAGTACATGAAATCTTCTCGCTAGTCAGAGTCTCTGGCGAGATGTTGTACTGCATAATCAAGTGAGGATACAGAGAGTTCAAGTCAAAAGAAGCAACCCAGTTATGTTTACCGACCAATGGATCTTTAACATACGCACCTTCGAACTGAGCATCTTTATGTGAGTCGCTCTTTTGAGGGATAACAATATTCTTCTTACGTAGGTGGTTGTAGATGATAGTGTCCCACATACGAACCTGAGAGAAAACATCTTCATAATTGATGCCAGCGTTGTACGCCATCGTAAGATGAAGTTCAATCAGACGCATCTTATCTTCTAGTTGATCAACCAACTCTACGTCACGAATGTTATAGTCAACAAACTTGTCCCAGTGTTGGGTGTAGAATTCTTTGAACGTAGATCCAGGATTCTGTAGTTTGTTAGAGCCAAGTTCCTGTTCAGCGATGTAATCCAGTCGATAGGATTCTTGCTTTGAGTATGTATACTTTTGATACAGCTGGAGATAATCTAGCTGAGCAATACCCATAATTGTGTAGTGGATTTCTTCACTACCTTTAATGAAAGTCTTGCGCTCATTGATATAACCCCATGGTGAGAATTTCTTAGAGAACGATTCACCAAGTTCACGATCAACCCTGCGGACAAGGTAAGGAACGTCAAAGAAGTCAGTATTCCAACCAGTGATAATGTCTGGATAGTTTTCCTGCCACCAGATCATGAATTCCTTGAGCATTGATAACTCAGAAGTGAATGCACGATAATCTACATTATCACGATTGTTGTTATGCAAATCACCAGTTGGAGAGTAACCAAACGTAGTTACATTCTTAGTGGCAAGATCCTTAACTGTGATCAGAAGAACTTCTTCGTTAGCAGATTTAATATCAGGGAAACCATGTTCAGTTGAAGTTTCAATATCGATAGTGAACACTTTGATGTGATCCATATCAAATCGAATTTCCTCTGGATAGTTATCGCTGATATACTGATACGCATAGTTAGTTTGACCATAGATGTCAAACCCAGACACATCACTATATCGTTTAACGAAGTCTCGTGTCTCTTTGATAGTTCCAGGACGAACCTCATCAACAATATTATTCTCTAAGGTACGCCACTTAGATGAGACTTGATCTTTTGAGTTAACATAAAGTGTTGGATAAAAGTCAATCTTACGGCGATACGGTTTGCCGTTTTCATAACCACGAACAAAGATCTTATCGCCAACAGGCTGTACCGAAGTATAAAATTCCATTAAGCAGTCCCATACATTAACATCATAGCATCCAAAGCGCAATCGTGCACAGGATGGTGTTTGATCACATCTTCACGTAGAAAGGTAGGATGATCAACATTACAATAACCATTAGTTGATCCAGTGAAGCAATCAATAGCTGTTCTCACGTCACGCCACTTATTATACGGCATAATTGGTTGCAAGCCAAGTTTATTTGTAAGACTATCAATAGACATCTGATCAAGAGATCCCCTAGCCCAGATCGTATGTTCATGGTTAGGATCATACTTATCTACATATCGTTGTAGAATTTCCACGGCTAGTTCGGCAGGGATATCTTCATCTTTGTTCGAATCAAAAGAAACTGCACGAGCATATTGGTGTTGATCTTTCCACCAATTTAAAGTATCTTTTGATACTGTTCGATCGAGTCTCTGTATCTGATCTTTAGCATTTAACTTAACAAAGCAGGCATCGTCCAATAATTTTTGGTAGTCTGGTTGCTCTGTTGGGTCAAAGTAAATAATTGCCGCAGACAGAATTACTGTAGTCGATTCAGTAGACAGAGTCTCAACATCGAACATGAACATATATTATCCCTCATCCTTTAGGAATTCTTTGATAAAGCGCATCACTTGAAAGTATTTTTGAAATACCATCTCCTGATCGCCATCGGATGGGTGTTGAGTTTCAACAACAAACCCATTTGATACTGCACGTACCACAATTGTTTTAGTTTCCATTACATTTCCTTTTTTACATTATTACCATCTTTATCAAGATCATAAACGTTTTGGAGTTTTAATTCATTGCTCCATGGTCGAAGATAATCATTATCTTCATCAAACTGCGCAAGCAGTTCTTCTTCACTCAGGATACGCATAGATGAAATTTGTTCACCGATGTGTTCTTGAGAAAATTCTTCAACATCTTCACAGGTAACACTGTCACCTGCCCATTCTTTTGCTTTTGCATCATCAAAGTCTGCAGGAACTGATACCGCATACCGAATACGAAAAGATGAAATAGCATCAACCAGTATGTACTTTTTCATTAACAAACTCCAGATTTGTTTTGATAGTTTTGAAGGTACGTCTACGTTTATCGAATGTCATCGGCTTCGAGAAGATCGTCATCTTAGGAGAACCATTCTTGATATAACCGACCATTTTATACATACTATCATCTACAAGGTAAACATGATTCTTTTGATTTGGAGAATCCCATTTGGTAGTTTCTAGTATAAGTTTCATGCAGCCACCTGCATAGTCTTGAAGTAAGAATATGGCAACCCATGCAGGTAAGAGAAGTATTCCCAATCTCCACCAGCTTCGCTACCATCCATGATCCAGCGCAGTGCTGTCTCACGATTACCTGCACCCATACAGATAGTATTGACAACATGCTTTTCGAACGCAGTGATCGCTTCAGCTTGCGCAGCTTTTTCACGTGCAATAACTTCTGTCAACTGCTTATCGAGCGAATCAATTTCAGCTTCCAATTCTTTGATAGACATAGAACTCATGTCCATAAAACGAGGACGGATGCCATGCACTTCTTTGTACATGTCCCAGATGGTTGTCTCCAAAAGATACCTCTCGAGATCTTCTGCAGTGTAGACTTCATATGATGCCCAATGCTCCAGATCTTGAGTAAGTCCAGGAATAGTAGCGAGTTTTTCTGTAAGAGTCATATCAATCACCTCATTCATACATACATTATACAACAACTATTGAAAAAAGTCAAGCACTAATTTCATTGTTAGCGTAGTGCTCATCCATCTCCAGAATCTCTAGTTCTCTGGAGAGGACAGCCGAATGGCTAGAGTTATTTTTGTACAGGGTTTCAGCGAATGCCCCTAGATCCTGTAGGGTCATTTTTGAGACAGCTTTTGCGAGGGTTTCATAGTCCATAATCAATCTCTTTTTCAAGTTTGTAAGTTATTATACAACACTTTTCTGAAAAAGTCAACAACTTTATGCAATAAAAATCCCCTGTAAATTCAACAACTTACAGGGGAGATTCGTGGGGCTAGAAACTGGGGGTTAACCCTTCAGGATCCCCTTTGGAGGGACGATGAGACCGCTCCCAAAGATACGATTGTATTCATTGAGCATCTCACTAGCTGGAGTAGCCGATGCAGCTACAGCTAGGCGATTGATATCAACCTTTTCTCCTTCAGCATAGGGCATAAATGGTGCGATTCCAACACCAACTTTACCGTTACCCTGATCTGTCATCATAATTGATGCAGGTTTATCTACAGTGTAATGTGTGTCGGTTTCAGTAATCTGATTACCAATAACCTCTTCTCCACTGATCATTTTATATACTTTTACTTCACTCATTATAATCTCCAATTAGTTCGATAAATTCAGCAGCATCAGTTGGGTTATAGAAAACTCTTGTTATCAATGTCCCACTGTATCTGTTTTGTGCCATGATGAGAATTTGTATGTTCTCGTAAATAGAAACGTTCACTAACCACTGACCATGCAGCGTTTGCGGAAAAACAATCATGTCTGGGGTTATTTGTACGTCATCCATAATCAATATTTATGTTGGTCGGAGATGTAGGATTCGAACCTACGACCCTCTGCTCCCAAAGCAGATGCGCTACCAGACTGCGCTAATCTCCGATATAAACTGGTGGAGAAGGTGTGACTCGAACACACAATGCCAGAGGCGGTGGATTTACAGTCCACTGGGGTTACCAATTTTCCTACTTCTCCAAAGTACCATTAGTTTGTGCTGCCAATTTCTTGTAACCCTTATAAGTCGGATGGACGCCATCAGGACTTATATCAGTTTCTGGTCTGGAGATAACCACATCTCCAAATTCTTCAGCAACACGTTTCACTGCTTCTACCTGTGCGGGTTTTAGTTTACCGCTGGGCAGTAACCAAAACACTTGATCTGCTTTGGCTACTGTCCGTAGCATACGAATGTTCTCTTCTGTCTTGATGCCTTTGTAGTCGTTAGCACCTAAACTGATAACCAATGTGCGAGCAGGTTTTAGGCTATTGAGATGACGTTCGTTCCATACTTTGGAATTGATTCCGCTCTTAACGATTGCCGCACATTCTTTTCGTACTTGACTAACTCCTACTGCGATGCTATCTCCTACGATCAAACATTCTAACATACCGCCTCCTATAAAATGGTGCCGATGAAAGGAATCGAACCTCCAACCTACTGATTACAAATCAGTTGCTCTACCGTTGAGCCACATC